AAAAGAACATGGTCTACAGGTAGAATGAACCCTGGAACAGTTCCTTTAGAAGAGATGTTAAATATGACTAAAGAAGAAATGACAAGTCAAGACTATAGAAACGTAGTTAACGCTGATTCATCTATGGTTAAGAAACCAAACTTTGCTTCTAATGTAGCAACTAGCATGGGATTAACAGAAAGCTCTGGACCTATGCCTGGAATAGATATAAGTAAACTAGACTTCGTCGGTAAAGCAAAAGCTATATACGATAAGTCAATAGAAAAAGATAAGAATAGATTAAGTTAATGGCATTAGATATTAAAAAAATAAATCCTTTAGATAGACAACCTAGAAAAGCAATAGGTGTAGATCTTCCTTTTTCTGGAGATGGAGTTTTTAATTCTACATATCAAACAAAAGATGCACTTAAGGTTAACTTAATAAATTACCTATTGACAAATAGAGGTGAAAGACCCCTTAACCCTTCATTTGGAGCTGGAATAAGAGGCCTTTTATTTGAGAATATAAATCAAGAAGAATTAGAAGACATAAAAGAAAATATATCAGATAATATTACAGCTTTTTTTCCTACTATTATACCTACAGTAATAGAAGTAATATCAGATCCTGATACTAATTTAATCAGCTTCTTTCTCAAATATGCGATAGCAGATCAAAATATAGAAGACGAAATTTTAATTAACATCGAATAATGGCACAAACTAGAAACATAAAGTATATTAATAGAGAGTTTGATGACTTTAGAGATCAACTAGTAGAGTTTTCCAAATCATACTTTCCTGATACTTATAATGACTTCTCCCCTACATCACCTGGTATGATGTTTATGGAAATGGCAGCGTACGTAGGAGACATACTAGCTTTTTACCAAGATACTCAACTTCAAGAAACTTTTTTAACTCACGCTAAAGACCCTAAAAATCTTTTCAACTTAGCTTATATGATGGGCTATAAACCAAGAGTAACTGGAATAGCTGAAACAGAAATAACTATTACTCAAGTAGTAGATGCAAACGGAAGCTACGCACCTGATTATACACAGGCAGCTAAAATTGCTTCTCAAGGCTCTCTTACATCTACAGATAGTACAAACACTAGATTCTATATACCAAAACCTATAGACTTTACCTTTAGTAGTTCTTATGACCCAACTGTGGTTACTATTAACTCTTTAGACTCAAGTAATAGACCAACTAAATTTAATCTTATAAAAAAAGCTAAAGCTATTTCCGGTAAGATTGAAACAAAAGATTTCAATATTAATACGACTCCTCAAAAGTTCAACACATTAACTATTTCTGATAGTAACATAGTACAGGTACTTAGTGTTGTAGAAGGTGATTATGAGTACTACGAAGTACCATTTTTAGGACAAGATACTATACTACTTGACGAAGCTAACGTTGCTTCTGATATAGCAAGTGTACCTTACGCGTTAGCATTAAAAAAGGTACCGAGAAGATTTGTAACAAGATTTAGAGCAAACGGTAACCTAGACGTACAATTTGGAGCCGGTACTATTGTCCAAGATGATTCTACTATTATACCAGATGCAACTACTATAGGTAATGCAACTAATCAAGGATCTCTAAACTATAATGGTAAAGGAACAGTAGACAAAGCATACGATCCATCTAACTTCACGTACAGTAAAGCATACGGTATAGCACCAGACCAAGGAGCTTCTCTAACTATAACATACCTTAAAGGTGGAGGTATAAGCGCTAATGTAGCTGCTAACACACTTACAACAGCTACAGTCACCGGTACTAATCTTAACAATCTAACATATACTAACGAACTAGCAGCAACAGGAGGTAGAGACGGAGATACTATAGAAGAGTTAAGAGAAAATTCACTGAGAGCTTTTAACGAACAAAACAGAGCTGTAACTCTTCAAGATTATACTGTTAGAGCATTATCACTTCCTAGCCAATATGGAAGTATAGCTAAGGCATATGTAATACAAGACCAGCTTACAAATTCTAATAATACAGATGCGATTGTAGATAATAACCCACTAGCATTGTCTCTATATGTATTAGCCTATAACAATAATAGTAATTTAGTTAATGCTACATTAACTCTTAAGAACAACCTTAAAACATACCTACAGAATTATATGATGTTATCTGATAGTATTAATATCAAAGATGCATTTGTAGTTAACATAGGAGTAAGGTACGAGATAATAACACGTCCTTCTTTTGCTAGTAGAGACGTACTTCTTAATTGTAATGAGTTACTGAAGGAATATTTCAAAGTATCTAAAAGAAACATAAATCAACCTATAAATTTATCTGAAATATCTAGTGAATTAGATAAAGTACAAGGAGTACAAACAGTTCAAAAAGTAGAGATAATAAATAAACAAGGAGGTAACTACTCAGAATATGCTTATGATGTTAAAGGAGCTACTAGAGATAATTTAGTATATCCATCACACGATCCTTGCTTTTTTGAAGTAAAGTTTCCTAATGCAGATATACAAGGAAGAGTAATAAATATTTAAAATGGCAGTATATAAAATTTTTCCCGATAAAGACTCGTTTATCTTTACAGAAGTAGTAACCGGTAATGCTGGGTACGATGAGATGTTAGAGATAGGAGGTTATCCAATACAAGAAATAGGACAAGCCTCAAGAACATTAATACATTTTAAAGATAGTGAAATCACAGATGTGATATCTAATAAGATAGGAGCTAATGCCTGGACTTCAAGTATAGAAATGTTCATAGCCTCTGCTTATGAAACACCAGTATCTCATTCAATAGAATGCTACCCTGTTAGTACATACTGGGACGGAGGTATAGGTAAATATGGAGATGACCTTAATACTGGATCTGCTGATAAATCAGGAGTATCTTGGAAATATACTAAGAATAATTCTCAAGTTGCATGGCAAACTTCACCTACATTCACTGCTTTAACCACAGGCTCTCACAATGTCAGGTACCCCGGCGGAGGAAACTGGTATACAGGTTCAGCTGGTATCAACTTAGAGTCAACTCAAAGTTATGAAACTAATGACGATGTAGATATATTTATGGATGTTACAAACGCTGTTCATATGCACTACAGTGGTACGTTAACTAACAACGGGTTTATTCTGAAGTTTCATGATAGCATAGAGTTTAACCTTTCTTCTTCTGTAAGACATAAATTCTTTAGTGCTAATACTAATACTATATACCCACCATCATTAACCTTTACTTGGGACGATCAAAGTTATTCTACAGGAAGCCTTAGTGTGCTATCTAACCCGATATCTCATGTTATGATTACTAATAATAGTGGTGAATATACAGATACAGGTAAACAGAGATTTAGACTTCATGCAAGACCTAAATACCCTACTAGAACATTTACCACAGGAAGTATATATAAAACTAACTATGCTTTAAATAGTGGTTCTGTTTATGCCCTTAAAGATGAATTTACTGAAGACTTAGTAATACCTTTTAACTCTAGCTACAGTAAGATAAGTTGTGATAGCTCTGGACCGTACTTTGATTTATTTATGAACGGATTACAACCAGAGAGATACTATAGAATTTTAGTTAGATCTGAAATAGACGGTAATACATGTACATTTGATAACGATAACGTATTTAAAATTGTAAAAAATGGCTAATATAAGGTTATCTAGAACTGTATTAAAAAAAGATCAATTCGATAAATCGATTGATACTTCGTTTAAGTCTTTTGTTGACACAGTAGAAGTAGATAATGATACTATAGAAGAGTTTTTTAGACTGTACAATAAACTATACTACGATATAGAACCAGAAGGAGAATTTAACTCACATGAATTTCTCATAAAAGAAAGTTCTAAATTGGTAGACTTTGAAAGAAACGATGAAGCAATTCAACCACTGTTAGATGAAATATCTGACCTTAGAAAGAGACTATTAGAACAAAATGCAGATGCTATAGAAACTGAGAACGATATACTAAAATCTATAGGTAACTCAGAAAATATTGACCTTGAAGGAGGTCTCAAAGGACTACAAGACAGAATAAATAGATCTTCTGAACAAATAGATTTAGATAATAAACCTACTATAAAACCAGTACTCAGAGAAGCACCTGCATCTGATATAGTAAAAGATTTTTCTACTAAAAGAAAAAGAAGATTTCATGAGGTAGCCGCAGAAGGAATAAGGTTAAAAAGATTAGGTAAAACAAGATTAGAAATTAAACAAGCTCTAACAGAATTTGGAGCTAGTAAAGCACATATAGCTAGAGTAATATAACGAATGGCAAGGATAGACTATAAACTGTTTCAAGTAAACCCAATAGGGTTAGAACAAATATCAGAGTTTGACTTAAAAACTATTGATAAGTTTTCTATCAACACTAACTTTACTCCTTTTGAAGATAAAGTAGAACTTCATGTATATGGTTCAGATAATATACTATTAGACTCAATATATGATCATAGGAACTTTAAATTTTTACAAGGAAGCGAAACAGTAGGAACAACCGGAGCTTCTGAAGTTACCCTAGATCCTATACAGGACTCTATAGATCTTAATTATGAACTAGGAGGTGTAAAACTTGTTTATAACTTTTTAGATAACCTATACTCAGAGAATCAAGCCGGTGGTGAATTCTTCATA